GTGCTTGTGCGGCCTGATAAGCTGTTTGATTAGCTGTGGCCTGTTGTTGTGCCATTTGAATACTAGCAGGTGATGCATAGTTTGGCACAGTTGGATCAATACTTTGATATTTTACAACAGAAGTTTGTCCAGTAGATGGATCAACGTTTGTTACTGAAGTATATGGTAAACTTGATATATAGGCCTGTTGTTTGGCAGTAGCAAGATCCGTTGTGGTAGCGTTTTGTGTTTGTGTAAACTGTTGTTGTGATAATGGTGCTACAGGACCAGTTGCACCCGTAGCAGGTTTTAAATCTTGGCCAACAGGAGTATAGTTGTTGCCTGAATTTGTTGAGTTAATTTGATACCATTGTGCTGGAGCACCTGTAGTAGGATCAGCAGGAATAGCCACATACTGTGTGCCATTGGGACTGGTCACTGTGCCATTAGATGTAGTAGGATCTGGCAATTTAAATGCGGCCTGTGCAGCATTTGTTTGTTGTATCTTTTGTGTTTGTTGTTGCGCTACCTGTAGAGTCTGTGGACTAACATAATTAGGCATTGATGGATTAATGGTCTGAAATTGAGTGCCAGTAATTCCATACTGTTGTGCCACTGTGGGATCTAATGTAGATGTTGGTGTATAATTGGCCGAAACTGATTGTTGAACAAAGTTGTTTATAACAGCCGCTGTTTGACCGGCTGCAATAGCACTTTTAACCGTGGCCTGCTGTGCTGGTGTTAGATAGTTATAATTAGGAATCTGTGAAGTAGTTAAGGTGGCCATAGTAGTATTTACCGGATTATAACCATGTAGGTTTTGTAGGCCACTCAATTGTCGCAGGGAATCCTGACTGCTGTGGCACATCTAATAATGCTTGTCTATATGCGATCAATTGATTCTGTTGATCAGCAGTTAGTGTAGAATACCAAACAGGATTTACACGATCAATTTGAGATAATAGATCATTACGAATATTTCTAGTTTGACTAATAATTGTTGTAGAATCTATTAACCATTGTTTTGAAGTATAATCCCAGTTGGCCAAAGGATGAGGTTTATCATCTTTTTGTATTGCTGTTTTTGTTGCTATATCAATATAATGTTTATCACCATCATAATATCCTTCTACATAATGTTCAGTAGGTAAATTTGCCGCAATGGAATCATTATCGGATATTGACAATGTTTGAATTATTTGCCCGGTAGCAGGATCGTATTTGGTATATATCATCTTAATAAATTGTTTACTTGGCATAGGCCATTTAAAAGATTAAGCGAACCACTGGTCAAAGATGGAAGAGCATAACCAAATTGTAAGAAATAGCTATAGGTAGTTCCTGGAGTAACTCCGGCTGAAGTTGGTAAAACATCAGGCACAGTTAAATTAACAAATCCATACCATGTTTGACTAGTGCCACCACCTTGATTTTGTTGTATAGGTAAACTGTAAGCAGAATAGATTTGATCGTATTGATAAGTTACTCCATTAAACCAATATCTAACCACTGTTGCTGATAACAATGGTTGTTGTGCTCCTGATCCACTTGCTGTGACTGTATAATTTGCCTGTGCATTTACAATAACGTTTTGAAAAGTAACACCATAAGGAGTAGAAAAGTTAGGTGTTACATTAGCAGCCATTTGTGGATAATAGTATGGTCCACCGCCCACAGTCAAACTAAAACTAGGTTGATATGTTGTTGATGTAACAATAGTCGATGTTACGCTGTTAGGTTGCATAACCAATCTAGGAACTGTATTGGCATTAAATGCACCTGATGTAATAAGACCCGTTACTTGTAAATTACCTCCAATACTGACATTTGATCCAATAGTTGCAAATCCACCAATAACAGCATTGTTACCAACTTTTAAATTGGTTCCAATAGTGGTATTGCCACCCATATAAGCATTACCAGTGTTACCATCAAACCAAAAACCTCTTCCTGAATTAACTTCTAGGGTTGCACCTGTGCTGACAATAGTATTAGCTACTAACACATTGCCTGCGATTTTATCTGCGGTAATAGTGCCTGTAGCAATTTGTTGTGCTGTAATAGTATTAGCTTGAATATTGTTGGCAGTAATAGTATTGGCCGCAATTTGCACATTGGTAATTGTGGCTGTGGCTATTTGCACATTGGTCACTGCTTGTGATTGAATACTATTTGTTGTTACTAAATTATTTGAAATAGTTGCCAACACAATAGGCACATTGTCTGGCACTGGTTGATAGTATTGGTTAGGTGCTGTGGGAGACACTTGAAAGCTGATAGTATTGCCACCACTGGTAGTATACCATAGGCCTTTGGTAGTGCCAAAGCCACCTACAACCTGTGTCCATTGATAGTCTGTGGGGTTGGAACTTTCTGTATTGGTTGATGAATTGTAGATGCCATAGTAATTGGCCATGGTGCTGTTGCTGGTAAAGCCAGATGATCCAGTAGCCGAGTTAGCATACTTGACATCCATATAACCATTTACATAGCCAATAATACCAACATTACTAAAAATAGCATTGTTGCTACTGACCTGAACAACGTTACCAAGGTTTACATTGCTGGATGCATTGACCGTGCCAACACTTGCTAACAAATAGTTGATACTTTGTATAACATTGACTGGTGGTGTAGAAGTAGTTAATCCAAAATTTGTAGCCATTATCTTGTGTCTTGAACCTTGGTTATTTGCCAATTAAGGGCTGAACATTGCCAAGTGTCTACACTACTGTTGCCAGATAATTTAACGCTGGTAATACGTTTTTCATTTTGGTTGATCTGTGCCCATGGATTATCTGTTTGTATTGCAACATTAACACTTGGTTTATAAACGCTAGTGCTACCAACGCTGTCACTACCACCCACGGTAACAGTGATATTGCCAGTGCCATATGCTTCTGGATACACGCGATGCACTTGGATACTGGCTGAATAGTCTTGACCAAATGAAATGTTGTCACGTTCAAATTGGCTAGCAATATTACCAGTAACAAAACTGGTTCCTGTGTCTTTTTCAATTAACTGCACATTGCCTGCACCTGAACTGTAGACCACACAACGATTGGCTAGGTTAGGTGTAGTGCCTGACCAAGTTGGGCTTTCACAGGCCGCAGTAGCTTGAGCCACTTGACGTGGAGGATTCCAACAGTCTAGATCATAACGATAACTTAGCATTTGGTTACAGAATCCAGTAGATGATAAATCTGGATAGTAAATTTCAATTTGATACTTTTTACTGTTATGAACCATAAAGATTTGGTTAGTGTAATTGGGATTCAAATTTGAGTAGAAATAGTTTTTAATACGTTGGTCACCAATAGGTGTAAAGTTTTGACCATTGAATGCCCAAATGTCTCTTGCGTCTACACCATAGGCTGTGTTGTCAACAATAGCAAAACAGTTTTCGTTGATTAGACCACGACCATCTGTGACTTTGGTAAATGCAAACACAGGAGCGGAAGTAGATGTATATGAAATAGGACTCATTAACACACAGTCCCAATAACTGAATATGTAAAAATTACCGTTGAGTGTAAAGCCATCAACTAAGGCGCCACGAACTGCAATTTCTAGTTGGTTAGCTACGTTGGTCAGTGTAGGTGCCCATGTGGTTGGTCCTGAATTAAGACCAAAGTTTTGACTCCACAATAGTGTAGTTGGTAGGCTTTGAACTGTGCCACCGCCTGGAACCACGTTAGCATTTACGTTGCCAGTTAGGTTACCGGCAACCAATAGAGATCCTACGTTTGGACTGTTGTAGACACGCAGGAATCCGGCAGTTACACTTGAATACAAGGGAACAATATTGCCACTGCCGTTAAATCCAACTTCATAGTTCCAAACATAGTTGTCAGGAGCATTGTCATATAAACGTATCTGTCCCCAACCACTGGCGCCTGGATAAAAATACATAGGTGGATTGATTTGATCATTTAGAAATACCACTTGACCATTCCAGCTGGCTGTGATCACTGTGTTGGCATTGTAACCTGAAAACGTGCCTACTGAAGGAGTAATGTTAGTAATACCAGCTGAGTCGATAGCATACCATTGACCACCCTCTGTTGCTACAATAAACCAAAATACATCATTGTATCCAAACCCTGATGTAACAAAAATTGCTGTTCCCGGCACTTGGCTAAGAATGTATTGCTCACCTAATACTGAATTTATTGCACGAACATTGGTTTCAACGTTGTAGCCTGCATTGTATTCATTGGCACTCAAGGCGCTTGAAGGCACGTCGGGTGTAAACGACATTTTTGTAAAAGGTGTTTTTACCATCTGAACAGCCATAATTTATCCTTGTGAAATATTGCCGGTTATGTTTGGGTTTTCCCATAACCATGTAGAAGTATTTAATG